TGACCATTTATATGAAGCGTATTATAAAGGCTGAAAATTTTTTGACTCTATCAAATATTAGAGGTGAAATTATGTTTCAGGTCTCTAAAAATCTTGTTCATACTACGTTGATACATGAGGATCTTGAAGTTCCTGTAGCTATTATAAAAGTAGATGGAGTTGATGCTGTAATACCTTATTCTGATTTTAACGAGATACTTTTGTGTGATGATTGTGAAAAACCTTATAGTTTCGGAACAACGTGTTTGAGTTGTCTCTGGACAAAGGGATATAATGCTTATAAACAGAAGGTAGTAGATATCGTGGACTCCTATAAAATTGTACATGATGATCACTGTCTATCTGAGGAGCAGTCGCAATACTTACAAGAGGATTTGGATGATAAACCATTTCTCAAAAATTTCTTTGATCTTTTCGAGTCTAAAAAAGAATCGGAAAATTATGGATCATACGTCTCTTTTGGTTTTATTGATATGATAACGAGCTTTCAGAAATTGAATAAATTGTCTGACCTCTGTTCTATCGCAAAATTTGAAGGTTGGTACGATGTCCTTTCTTCTTATATTGAGGAAAACAAGGAATTTTTAGATGGTCTTGCTACGACGGCAGCAGCACTTATGACAGTGTGTGCTGGTGTGACCCTTTGTACGGCCCTGTGGTGGAAATCACAAGGTGATAAATTTAAAAACTTAGAAGGTCCTAGTAGTCGAGATGAGGTGGCTAAATCATTCTTATCATATACATGTGCTTTTGCTGGTGTGGCTGCTACAGCAGTTGCTTTGTTTGGAGGAGATTGGACATCTCTTCTAAAACCAGCCCAGAATCTTAATTTTGTCTCCATGCTTATATCTCGTGTTGTTTGCTCAAAAGCTAATAACACCGTTGAAATGCTAAATGCTGAGATGGGCAACGGACCTTTCTATACGGAGGGAGATGTGGAGGATGCCAAGCAACAAGTTGCGGGTGTCGTAAAGGATTTCTTGTACCTTATGCAGTTTATTGCTAAGGGTAAAGTAGAAAAACTCAATTTTAAGACTGGTAATAACGTTGATTCATATTCACCAGTAGGTCTAGGTTCACTCACCCAATCTTATGCTTATAAACATTTAGAAACAGGAATAGTGGATGTCAAACTTGCTGAGTACCTACAGGCTTGGGATGGGAATCTTCAGAACGATTCTTATCGAACCAGGGATGGCAAAGAAATTAATAATTTGGAGAGTCATTATAGATCTCTGTTTCTTCGTTATTCTAATGCTCAGACACATCTTACTAAAGTTGTGACTGCAGTTATGGTTTCAGAGACTGACCCTGCTTCATTAGCTATAAAAGCTATGACATTTTTAAAAACCTTGGGCAAGTTTGTGCTCAGTACTGTTCTTTTAACAGGAGTTGTCGCCGCTATATGGGTTGGCACAGGTTATTTTTTAAATGAGGATTTTAAGAATCAAGTTGATAAGCACATCAATGAAATATCAACCTGGTGGGCAGGTGATATAGTAGTTGAAAATACAAAAAAGATACAACAAAGCAAACCTGAGAAGGTGCAGAAGCCTAAGAAAGTGCAAGCTCTCGAGGGTCCTTCATCAGGTTCTGAAAACATAGTTTTTATCAAGGATGGGCTTTATAAAGTTCATTATAATGGC